TTAAGGGTACTCCCTGGGAACTTGAAGCAATCGAGGGGGCGTTTACCGGGTATCTAAATGCTTTGAATTGTGCGGTCTGTGCCGCTGAATCCCGGGGATTATCAATGGAGGATTATATTGGAATCTTCGTCGAGCAATTCCTTCCTCTAATCTCTGACGCGAAAAGTCTCGAGGCATCGGGCTATCCGACTGCCGACCCGGATGATCTGCTTCCCCGTTTATGTTATGGCTGAAACGTTTGTTCTAAATATATACTGGAGACATTATGCAAGTGCGAGACAGGATCAAAGAATTGCGTCGGGTTCCCGCATCGGAACTGTTACCGAATCCCAAGAACTGGAGGACTCATCCTGTAGCCCAGCAGGACGCCCTGAAAGGCGTACTGGCTGAGATTGGTTATGCTGACGCTTTAATTGCCCGGGAGACCCCGGACGGGTTGATGCTGGTGGACGGACACCTAAGGGCTGAGGCTACGCCGGATTCTGAAGTCCCTGTTCTGATACTTGATATTAATGAGGATGAGGCAGACCTGATGCTGGCTACCCTCGACCCCCTGGCGTCCATGGCAGGGAGGGATGAAGGATTACTGACGCAACTGTTGGCATCTGTTGAGGCGGAGAGCGGCTCAGTGAATGAACTTCTGCGGGCGCTTGGCGATAACGATATCCAGGGGCTCGAGGATTTTCCTGATTGGGGAGACCAGATAGACGAAGGAATTGCAGACGGTATTCAATTATGTGTATGCGAGTGCGGGCATGAACACCATAAAGTTAGCGAATGAACCATCCAACGGATTGAACCTGATCAGCCTGTTTGCGGGTTGTGGCGGATCGTCTCTCGGGTATAAATCTGCCGGGTACGATATCCGGCTCTCTGTTGAATGGGATAAAGGCGCTGCGGAAACATACCGGGACAACTTCCCCGGAACGCCGGTCTATGAAGGGGATATCGGAGATCTCTCGATAGATGACGCAATTAAACTGTCCGGGGTTTCCCCGGGTGAACTCGATGTCCTGGATGGTTCTCCTCCATGCCAGGGATTCAGTACCGCCGGATCGCGTCATTACACGGACGACCGGAATCAATTATTTCGGGAGTATGTCAGGATCTTGAAAGGATATATGCCCCGCGCTTTTATTATGGAAAATGTGTCAGGTCTCAGGAAAGGCAAGATGAAGCTGATGTTCGCCGAGATGACGAAAGCCCTGAAGGATTCTGGCTACAGGGTTGCATGTCGGGAACTCAACGCATGGTGGTATGGTGTTCCTCAGTCTCGCGCCCGGTTGATCTGGGTCGGTATCAGGGAGGATCTGCCCTTTAAGCCATCCCATCCAAAACCTGTTTTGCGTCGTCCTGTATCAGTCCGCCAGGCATTAGGCGACCATATTGTTGTCAGCCAGACGCACATCTGGGGAAAGGGACAGGAGCAATCCGCAAAGGAATTCCCTACAGTGAGAGCAATTAAAAAATCCGTTTTTGAAAAACAGTCCAAGTGGGTGAACATCAACGAGCCGGCAAAGACCCTCGTTGCTACCAGACCGCCATTACTTGCAGGATCTTTTAGTTTCCCTCAGAACGCAGAACGTGATGGGAAGACTCTCGACAAGCCAAGCGGGACCCTTGCGGCGATAAGACCTCCGACCATTACAGACGGAGTAGAGATTCGATATATCAACATCGAGGAAGCCAAAGCCCTGCAAAGCTTTCCTGAAGATTTCCGCATTGAGAAATATAAATATATAGGGAACAGCGTCCCGCCCCTGATGGCGGAAGCTGTCGGGAAACATCTCGCAGGGATTTTAAACGATGCCTAAACAGAACGGTGAAGCGATTGCCCGAACACAGCGCAGGATGAGAGTCCTCCAGGCAAAAGTTGCCGGGGCATCCGTGCGTCAGATCGCAGAACAGGAAAGCGTGTCAGTTGCCCAGATCCAGAAAGATGTACAGCGATCCCTGGGGGAACTTGCCAGGGAGCATGTCGGGCATGCCGATACGGTCCGGGCAATGCAGATGGAAAGATATAACCAGCTTCTTTTGCGCTGGTACAACCGGGCATTGAACAATGATCCTGAAGCGACCAGTATTGTGCTTAAAATAATGGACAAGATAAGCCAGATCAATGGAGTTATTCCTGATAAATCCATGATCCAGATCCAGCAGAATTCCTTTAATGTAAACGATACCCCTGTAACCTTTGTAATAGAGAACGCAAATGCAACAGACACCAATCCGATATCAACGCCCGAACCTGTACTCCAAGCAGGAGCGGGCGATCTTCAGTCCTAAACGGTACGCGGTCATCGAGGGAGCGACCAAGTCCGGGAAGACTGTCGCCTGCCTGAGTTGGATTATCGAGCAGGCTATCCGGGGACGCCCGGGACAATCCTACTGGTGGGTTGCCCCGGTCTACCCACAGGCAAGGATCGCATTTCGGCGCCTTCGCAGAGGTCTCTCACAAGACCTATATCAGGCGAACGAATCCGAGTTGACTATCCGGCTTGTCAACGGTTCGACCGTGGCTTTTAAATCCGGGGAGAAACCAGACAACCTTTATGGCGAAGATGTATTTGCCTGTGTGATTGATGAGGCTTCAAGGTTAAGAGAAGAAGCCTGGCATGCCGTGCGTTCAACCATGACCGCCACCCGGGGACCGATCCGGATTATAGGGAATGTGAAGGGACGCAAGAACTGGGCTTATATCCTGGCGCGCCGGGCGGAGAGCGGGGAACGGGGCTGGCATTACGCAAAGCTGACAGCATTTGATGCCGCTGATGCCGGGGTGATCGAGACCAGCGAGATCGAACAGGCTCGCTCCATGCTTCCCGAGAGCGTATTCAAGGAGTTATACCTTGCTGAACCCAGTGACGACGGGGGAAATCCGTTCGGAGCAACAGCGATTAGAGATTGCATTGCCCCGCTTTCCCATCAGCCGGCAGTATTGTTCGGCGTCGACCTTGCCAAAAGTGTGGACTATACGGTCTCAATCGGACTGGATGCAGAGGGGTGTGTTGCGTCATTTGATCGATTTCAGGAGCCCTGGGAAGAAACCTGCCGACGTCTTGCGACAAGTATTGGATATACCCCCGCGCTGGTCGACTCTACCGGGGTCGGAGATCCTATCGTTGAGAGATTACAGCGGGAACTTCCGAATGTTATGGGATTCAATTTCTCATCATCCTCCAAGCAGAAACTGATGGAAGGTCTGGCTCTGGCAATCCAGACTCAGGATATATATTACCCGGATGGTCCGATCGTTACGGAACTTGACGCGTTTTCCTACGAGTACACCAGGACAGGCGTGAGGTATTCGGCACCCGGGGGACTACATGACGACTGTGTCATGGCTCTGGGTCTTGCTGTCCATGCCAGGAGTAACGTCGCAGGGGTGGGAGTTTGGTAAAGAAAAAAAAGCTAATAATACGGAACATATTATGTGCGGCTGGTTATCATAAAGACTGCCAATCCGTTCCAGTGTGCGAGTGCGAATGTCACAAACAATAGAAACAAAAGAACTGCGCTGTTCGGATTGCGGGAAGCTCCTGGCTGAGAAGGCAGGGAAGGGAACCGTGATCGTCTGCAACAGGTGCGGAACAAAGAATGAGGTCGATAATGCAGATTGACCTGACCCCTCACGAGATGCTGGTCGCCATAACAGCGATCAAACGTTACTTTGTAATGGAGGAGACGGCAGAGGCTACGGCGTCCAAGCTGGATGACGCATTGAAATTCATGCACCGATCCTGTCCCGGGGGATGCGGTCGTGCGGTTTATGATGACCCTTCCGTTAAAGGGAAAAAGTATTGCGGACTGCCGGAATGTGAAAAGGGTGATGGGATTAACTTTCCGGAATATAAAGGACGTTATGCAGATGAACGTGTGAAATTTCAGAACCGGTTTCTGAAAATTAAACAATTATGTGAGGACCATCCCGAATACTCATTTGCGAGAATTGGGGACCTTTGTAATCTGAGCGGTTCGAGGGTCAGCCAGATAATCGAGAAATATAACAAATTAAATCCGCTCAATCCGATCATTCATATAGATAGTCGATATAAAAAGAAAGATGAGTATTCTCCTCGCTGGTACACCAGCGAGACTTGCTCGGGTTCTGGTAAACTCCCGCAACATCCGACGGTTACGGTAGCCCCTGTGGGCGACAATTCCCGAAAGGTTGACCTGGTAATGACCACATGCCCGGATTGCAATCGCACCGTTTGCGTACGGGGAAAAAAAATATCGACACATAAGAGCCATCCGAAATCTCCCGACTGGCGGTATGAGGATCGAAAGAAAAAACTTCTGACTGCGAGAAGAAACGAACATGACCTATGAGCCGGGTGCGGAGAAGATAGAACACAGACAAGCAATGGAATGTTCGTCATCCGAGTGTCAATGTTCATGCCATCTGTGTGCTATGTGCCAGGAGCCGTTAATGCGAAAGTATATGGCGCCAGGGGGATCATTCGCCCCCCAGTATTGTGAAAGGTGTAATTATCGTGTTTCCCGTACTGTCCGGATGTACCGAGTAGACTAGGGCGATACATATATGAGTGGGCATTGATGTTGTCATGGCAAAATATCTCCGTCTGTGGTATCCGATCTGATTGACGAGCTTTACAAAAATCTGTATTTTAAATAGTAGGGATAGGTCAGATATCAACTACTCGTAATAAGGACATATGACCTACGGTCTGAAAAACTCCCATCAGAAGTTTTTTACTGATTTATCCCTCTAATGTGGTCTCGCCATGTACCCGAAAGGCTTTGGGGGAATATGGCGATCTGGAACATGTTCACAAAAGCAACTGACGCGGAAATTGCCGCATCGGTTCCGCTCGTCAATGATCTTTCACAGGTCCAGTATCCAACAGATAACTACGAAAATTTCGCATCCCAGGGATATGGCAAGAATGAAATCGTCTATGCCTGTATCCGGGAGCTTGCTGATGGTGCCGCCTCCCCCCGGTATTACGTCGGGATTGACGGACCGGACGGGGGAATTGAGGAAATCGAAGATAGCCCCCTCGCCGCAATCATAAAACAACCGAACCAGAACGATGATTTTTATCAATTCATCGAGAGAATAGTGACATTTCTCCAGGTTTCCGGAAATGTTTATATCCTGAAAGAACGGGATAGGACTAACCAGGTTATCAAATTATGGCTTTTGCGTCCGGATCGGGTTTCAGTCAAGCCGGAAGATCGGGGGCAGAACAGCTATGTTTATGAAATAGACGGTAATGAATACCCGTTAGCGAATGAAGATATTTCGCATCTTTCGCTTCCGAATCCTTCCGGGGATGTTTACGGGCTATCCCCGCTCCATATTCTGGCAAGGACTGTAAACCTTGATTTGAACATGGGCGATTTTGCCAAAATGTTTTTCCAGAACGCCGGGGTTCCTTCCGGGTTATTGAAGATCAAGCGCCGGCTAACCTCCCAGGACGAAGCGGACAGGATCAGGTCGAGATGGCGTTCAACCTTTGGCGGAACCAATAACATGCACAAGGTCGCTGTCCTGGACGACGATGCTGAATATCAACAGATGGCAACATCCCCCAAGGATATGGCTCTGACAGAAATGCACTATATGACCGAGTCGAGGATCTGCGCCGTGTTCGGTGTTCCCCCGATTCTGATCTCGGCGAATGTGGGTCTGGCAAGGTCTACCTTTGCGAACTATCGGGAAGCGCGTTTCAGCTTCCATTCGGAGACCCTGGAGCCGTTAATAAAAAGATTATTAAGGTTTCTGAACTACTGTCTGGAATATGAATTTCCCGACAGCGGTTCAGTTCGCGCTGACATGGCAGAGATGAGGGCGTTCCTTGATGATTCAGATTCTCAGAGTGCCAGGGCGGCGAGCCTGTTTGGTGCCGGGATCATAACCCTCAACGAAGCGCGGGAACTCGTAGGAGTTGACGCGATAGATGACGGGGATCTTCGCAGGGTCCCCAGCAATATCATTGAGACCTCAGATATGGAGGCATTGCCTCCTCCTCCTCCTCAGTTACCCGCTCCGGTGGATGCCGAGGAATCAGCAATACTGGGCGTATCTAAGGCTCCCCGGGTTGCTCCCAGGGCTGCGATATTACGCCGGGCGCTTCTGAAGGATCGGGAAGATCTGACGGACCAGCTTGAGTCTGATGTCGAGCGATATTTTAAACGGATTAAAAGCCGTGTTGACGGGATTGTTGGAAGATACCTGGAAAGGAACGCCGAGGAAACAAAAGACTTTCCTGTCTCATTCTCGAATCTTTTGCCTGATGACGCGGAAAACAACCTGGCGGAGATCCTATATCGGAATTTCATACGCACTACCAAGTCGACATATGGACAAATAAATAACTCGGGCGTGGCTGGAGTCCTTGAATGGTCTGAAAAACTTCCGTCAGTTGCCGCAATAACAAGCGGGGCATCCGCCAGGGCGAAGATAATTCACAATACAACCAACAAAGCATTCCAGAAAGTTGTCGGAGTTGCCCTCGAGAGGGGATATTCGATTGAGCAATTAGCCCGGGGAGTTCCGGCGGATAAGTTTCCGGGGATCAAGAGCCTCGCGAATGAAACAATTAAACGGTCGCGTCTTATTGCCCGGACAGAGATTATGCGAACGCAAAACCTGTCTTCAATTTCTCATTACAAGGAACAGGGTTTCGAGTATATGAGGGCTGATGACGTGGACGGAGACCCTGATGATAACTACGTTCCGGACGGCGATCCTTATGGTCGAACCTGTGCCGAACGACACGGACAGATTTACCGGGCAGATGATGCCGCCCTGATTGTTGACCATCCTAATGGGACATTGAACTGGGAACCGATGCCGAGAAATTACAAACCTGATGAGGTAGTAGCATGATTCACAAGACTGAAGAAGCTGAAATCAAAGTCATTGATGACGCGGAAGGCGTCATCGAGGCATTTGTTAATACGATGGGAACGAAGGACAAGGACGGGGATGTTATCGAGCCGACGGCTTTTGATAATTCCATCAGGAATAACCTTCCGATTCCATTCCTCATGGGTCACGATCACGGGCAATTAGTCGGCAAGGTTATTGATGCGAAGCCGATACAGATTTCGGATGATGTATGGCGACTCGGGGCAACCATAAAGATGAACATGAACACCCAGGCGGGTCGGGATGCGTTCTCGAATATCTCCGGGGAGTTTATCAAGGAATATTCAGTCGGCTTTAATCTTCCAGATTCCGGCGTAACCCAGGAAGGTCGAGGCAGTACCAGTCTTCGGAGAATCACAGAACTGGACTGGGTGGAAACGTCCGGAGTAGTCCGGGGGGCATCACCTGATACAGCCACGATCTCAGCGAAAGCCGATAAAGCAAACAAACCTATTTCCCGACACTCTACCGAAACAACATCAGGACCGTGGAGCGGGGTCGAGAATCGCGCAGGGCTATCCGGGGGTGAAAGTCTCCGAGAAGCGTATGCCTGGGTGGATCCAGCAGGGAAGCCGGACGCAAAAGGATCATATAAATTTATCCACCACCACGTTAAAGATGGAGTGGTAGGCGCGGCAAATATCCGGGCATGTTCCGGGGCGATCGGCGTTCTGAACGGCGGGCGCGGCGGAGCGAATATTCCCAAAGCTGACAGGGAACAGGTTTATAAGCACCTGGAAAAACACATAAAAGACGCAGGGAAAGAAGCCCCTGAGCTATTAAGCACCTCCCGGGTCTGGTCCCGGGTGCGAAGTATTGAGACGGCAAACTGGAAAGAGCTTGTCGAGGATTTAAGCGAGGACGAGGCTACCGCTTTGGCGGTCGCCCTCTTGAATGATGAAGAAGAAACTCCGACAGAAGCAGACGATGAGACCGCGGAGCCTGCCAATGTTGAAGATAACGACAACGCCGAATCAGACGTTGACGAAGTCTTCGATGCTGACGCCGCCGAATCTGAATTGTTTGCAAATGCCCGGAGGCAACTTGCACTTCTTGAAACGATATTAGAAAACAGACAAGCAGTCCAGGAGGATTAGTTTTGGGTACGAAACAGATGAGAGAAGAGGCAGGCGCCCTCTTAAAATCAGCGCAAGCGTCGCTAGACAATGGCGATGTCGGACAATTCGAGAAGATTATTCTCGATGCACAGATCAAGATGGAAACCGCAGACGGGATTGATGAGGCACAAGCAAAGCTGAAGGCTCTCTCGGGAGACTTCAATCGCCCCATGAACACGGTTCCAGTCGCATCAAAAGACGCGATGAAGTACAACGCCGATGATACAACCCGGAATACCAAGGCTGATTACAAGCCTCAAACATGGATCAAGGGTCTACCGGCGATGTCACAACCGATCTGGGTGCAAGAACAGTGCGGAGAAAATATTAAAGACCATGCTCGATTCCAAAAAGATACCTGGCTCAAGTGGATGAAAGCACCATCCGAAGTTGCCTTCCAGATGAGCGCAACTCCTGATGAGCAGAAAGCAATGCAAGAGGACACAGATGCCGAGGGTGGCTTCTTCGTGCCGGAGGAATTCATTAACCAGGTTGTGCATGACCCCGGAGTCCCGGGTGGACGATTACGCCCGTACTGCAACGTTATTCGGGTTGCGAGTAAGGATGGATATATTCCTTCCATAGCATCAGCAACTTGGGCGGCGATCGCAGAAGAGGCTTCTTATTCTGACCAGACTCCCGTGACCTCGCAGATTGCATTTTCACTTGAGAAGTCAGGTGGATTGGTCAAAGTTACTCGAGAGCTCCTGGACGACAGCGCCGTCAACCTCCCTGCCATGCTTTCCCAGATATTCCAGGAAGCCGCGGGTAGATTTGAAGACGTGGGAATAATCAGCGGAAACGGCACGACTCAATATGCCGGGATAATGGGCGCCAGTCCTTCTGATTACACGATGGCGAATGCCACCAGCGTTGTCGCCGCCGACTTGACCGGAATCTACTTCACCCTTGAGGAACAGTTCAGGTCTAATGCCAGTTGGATAATGAAATCCGCAATTGCGTCACTCATAACGAGTATCGCATCAACGACGGCTGGGGTTCACGCGATTCCCGATCTGACAGCGGCTCCCGCCAATTTCATACTTGGGCGACCCAACGTAATGGTCGACTCGGCTCACGGTCTTGGTGCAACCATCACGGCTACTGAGAGGATTGCTCTCTTTGGTGACCTGAAGCAATATGCGATTTTTGATCGTGCCGGTTTTGCAATCCGTCGCAACGATTCTTTATACCAAGAATCGGACCAAGTGGGCTTTTTTGCTTCCAGAAGAGGCGACGGGCAACTGACTCTTGCCGCCGCTTTCAAAATGTTAAGAGCCGCCGCTAGTTAATAGCGGGACAGGAAAATAAGTGGGGCTAGTCGGGGGGTTTTGGGACTTCATATTCCCCCCCTGGCTAGTCCCCTGGAGACGAAAAAATGGTAGTTAAAGTTGAATGTATTAAAGAGTTCACCCTGGCGGGACGGCTTTATGCTGCGGGTGAGCAATACGATATTCCCGCTAAACAGGCGAAGGACTATGGCGAGTATTTCGAAAGGATGACGCCGCCATCTCCCAATAAATCAAAGAAAACTGAGGAAAATAAATAATGGCGACGCGTCATTCTTATGCGAGTATTGATGATCTGCGGGATTACCTTGCAGGGACATCCTATTCAAGCGGGTGGACAAGTGACACGGCAGTCCTGAGAAGGATCGTCGAGTCCGCATCCAGCCGGATTGATAACTATGTGGGAATGCAGAGTTTTGGTCCGCGTCTCGAGACCCATTATTTTGATATTGGATCCGGGACATTGAGGGATACGCCCCAGGTCATAGTTTCCGGATCGTCCCCGACTCAGATCGGGCTAAAGGATTTTTATCTTTCCGCGATTCCCCTGGACTCCTGGCTTGTTTCTGTAACTTCGGTTACATCCTACAAGCAAACGGAACGGACAGAGAGCGAAACGCTAACAGAAGGATACAATGCGGACTACTGGCTGGAGCCTTATAACAGGACGCCAAAGACCCGGCTCAAATTAAACGAGGATTCATCGAAGTCATTCCATGCCGGGCAACAAACTCTCGCGGTTCTTGCCACATGGGGTTATGCGAATGACACCATAAGCGAAACAACCGCTGATGCTATATCCTCCACCACGGCGACAACCGCAAGTGTATCGAGCGCAAGTAGCCTGAGTATTGCCCAGACAATTCTGATTGATTCTGAACAGTTATATATAACAGGAATCAGCGGAAATACCCTCACGGTGGAAAGAGGAGTAAATGGGACAACTGCCGCCACTCATTCCGGTGGGGCTTCGCTTTACAGTTATGAATACAATCCCATCGTTGTCCAGGCATGTCTCGATCTTGGAAAGGTTTTCTTCCGGGACAGGGATATGGGGACAACCTTAACAATCGGAAGTGGTGCGGAAGGAATTACCAGATCCGATGCCGACGCGAGTTCTGTTCTTTCAACCCTGGACGAATTCCGCTCTGTAACAGCTTATTCGGAGACTTACTTCTAATGGCAACATGGGCGGGATACGCTAAAGGACCACTATTCGAAGACCCCGGTGATAACCTGACACGCGCCGCGAATCGCGCCCTGACAGATATTGCTGTCATGGGTGCCAATAAGGTGAAGGAACAACTTTACCCGGGACATGGAAGGATTACGGCAAACCTCCGAAATCATGTCGGTGGAAGCCTGGTTAAAAGTCTTCATGCCCAGATTGATGCCGGGGAGATCCGGTACGGGGCAAATCTTGTTTATGCGTCATGGGTAGAAGGAACATCATCCCGGAATAAAATAACCCGGTTCGGTGGATATCATATGTTTCAGAATGTGAAGGACTGGCTTTCGAAAGGATCAAAGGAAGTGGACGATCTTTTTGAACAGGCATTGGTCGAGGTATTGAAATGAGCCGATCAGGTGCATTAGACAGAATAGACGCATTGCTCGGAACGGTCTCAGATCCGACGTTTACAGCGATTTTAAGGGGAGAACCCCTGTCCATCCCCGGAACTCCTCTATGCGCCTTCTGGATAGTCTCACGGTCAACAATGTTCGAAACCTTCACTGATGTTTCGACAATGACCACTTTCACAATCCGGGCATATTTTAGGATGCAAGCATCCCAGGACGTCCGGGAATCCCTCGAATTGGATTTGTGGGATGCCGCGGTGAATATTGACACGGCGCTGAGAAGTGACGCGGATCTAGCGGGGAATTGTACAGACTCGAATGTTGGCTCAATGGCTACAGGGTACACAGATATTGGCGGGGTGGCATACAGAACAATGGATATTCCTTTCGAGGTCGAGAATCTCGGGGAAGTAACAATTACTCCATAGGAGATTTTAATGGCAAAAGTTACCGGGTTAGATACAAGGCTTTATGTTGAAGGGTATGACCTTTCCGGGGATGCGAATTCATTAGCCGGAATGGGATACTCCCAGAATCTTCTCGATGTCACTACCCTGGACTCTTCAGCGGTGAAGCGATTGGTCGGCGAGGCAACCGGACAGATGACGGTTAATGTCTGGTTTGATGCGGCTACAGGAAAATCACATTCAGTTTTCACATCACTCAGCGGGAAGCAACCCACAGCGGATCAGACTGTCCTGGTTCCCCTGGGAAGTGCGGTCGGGTCTAAGAGTGCAGGATTAGTTGCCAAACAGGGTGATTATTCTGTGGACTCGGCTCCGGGTTCTGCTGTGTCGGGTGTTGTTAATTATTCTTCAACCGATGGGGTACCGTTGGAATTTGGCGAAATGTTAACCGCTCATGATGACACTCATTCTTCAGCGGGATCGGGAACCGTTGTTGATAGTGGAGCCTCTTCTTCGAATGGAGCATCTGCTTATCTTCAACTGTTAAGCCTTGACTCTGGCAGTGTCACAGTAAATTTACAGGAATCAACCTCTAGCGGCGGTTCCTACGCGAACTTTATGACTTTCTCAACCGTAGCGGCGGCAGGCGCCCCGACAGCAGTAAGGCAGACGATGGAAGGAACACTTCAAAGGTATATAAAAGTGACAACAACAGGCACTTTCAGCAACGCAAAAATAGCAGTAGCAGTATGCAGACTATAGGAGGTTAAGCATGGCAAAACAAACAGGGCTGGGGGATTACATAGCGGTGGACGATTCCGGGGGGACTGCCCGGGATATAAGTAACAATGTCAGTTCCCTTTCCATAGGAAACAGTCAGAATTTACTTGAGGTTACCGCCCTCGATAAAAGCGCGGTTGAGAGACTGGTCGGTGTAAGCGATGGAACTGTAAGCATGTCGGGAACTTCCGACTTTGCGTCAAACAAAGTCCATGCCGTTCTTGCGGAAGGTCGAACTGTAACCAGGACATTTGATTATCGGATTGGGGGAAACTCTTCCAGTAATCCAAGACTCCAGATGGAGATGGTAATCGGAAGCTATACCGTTGACCGGGGAACAGATGGGTCATCAACCTGGTCTGCTGAATTGTCACTCCAGAGCGGAACTGTTCCAGACTGGGATACGGTTCCCTGATGGTAATTGAAAAAGCTACCAGACCAACATCAATATCCCGGCATTCTCAGCCTTTCATAGTTCCGAGGCGCCAGGCAATCCTGACGTTTCCACCCGGTCATGACTATGAAGGAGCTGAGATCCATGCGCGGCTGGATGTGGATGTCCGCACCTTTTTCGAACTTCAGAATATTGGTGAGGATTCCACCGCCGGAGAAACAAAAACGGCATTTGAAAGATTTGGGAATGAAATCGTCAAGTCATGGAATCTCTGTGACGATGACGGCGAAAATATATCCCCTGATGCTGAAGGATTTCTTTCACTTCCCCCGGCAGTTTGCATTGCAATAATCGGGGCATGGGCGGAGGCGGCGGGAACCTCGGGGGAAGACTAGAGGCTGACATTGCCAGGTGGAAACACGTTAAAGGTGGGGTTGATATAAACGGGAATGCGATAGAGAAGCCTGTGGAACTCTATCAGGCTGAAATAATTGACGGGATATGCCAGAGGTATTCCTGTCTGCCGTCCGCTGTATATAAAGAAGATGTCAGCCTGATGAGACTATTGCATATTGTCGGATTAAACCAACCGGAAACGGAGAAGTAAATTGGCGAATACGGTTACAGTCGAGGTTTCGGCTGATACCTCCAAAGCTGAAAAGAATCTCGGGGGACTTGGCGGAAAGGTCAAGGGTCTCGCGAAGCCGATCGCCATAGGATCGGCGGCGGCAACCGGATTTGCTATGGCGGCTGTAAAGCTCGGGGACGAATTCAAAAAAGCCGAGAATACAATTGCCGCCGGAACCGGCGCAACCGGGGAAGCCCTCGAATCCTTAAAGATAGATTTTGAAGAAGTCTTCAAGGATGTTCCCCAGGATGCCGAGGCAGTCGCAAGTGTAATCGCGGATCTGAATACAGAACTGGGTTTACAGGGCGCTGAACTCCAGAACGCATCCAAGGCATTTCTCGACATGTCCCGGGTCATGGGTGAGGAAACCGCCCCCATGATCAAAGCCGTTTCTGATTCAATGGTTGCCTTCGGGGTTCCCGCGTCAGAGGTTGAGTCTCAACTGGATAAACTTGTCACCGCATCCCAGGCTGTCGGCGTACCGATGACCAAGTTATCTGAACAGGTTGTCAAATTTGGACCCCAGTTAAAAGAGATGGGCTTATCCCTGGATGAATCGACTGCGTTATTTGCGAATATGGCGGCGGCTGGAATAGAGACCAAAGCCATCATGCCGGGATTATCCACAGCCATGCAGAAGATGAGCAAAGAAGGGATCGAG